TATAACGAACCAAATTGCTTAAGATTAAATGACGGTTCCCCTGAAGGTGCGGAGTTTTGGGATTTTGGGTGGTTTAATCATTTGCATCAAGCAAAATCAGGCTATATCAGTCGTTCCGGTTTATACCGTGTTCTTGCATGGCCTTTTGTCTTTAAGAATTATTCTGTACGTGATGTAATGGAATTTCTTGAGATTTACGGCTTGCCAATCCGAATTGGTAAATATCCTCCGGGTGCAACCCAAGAAGAGAAAATGACCCTGCAACGTGCAATCATGTTGATTGGTCGAAATGCTGGCGGAACTATTCCCAATGGCATGAGTATTGATTTTGAATCTGCTGCTGATGGTGATACTTCAAACCACATGCACATGATTAAGTATTTTGAGCAGATTCAATCAAAAGTCATTGTTGGTGGAACTTTGCTCTCGCAAGCGGATGGGAAAACAAGTACGAATGCACAAAGCAAAACTCATGAAATTCAGTTTCAAGCACTAATCAAATCTGATGCTAAGCAGCTGGCACGTTCAATAAGTGAAAACCTTATTGATTACTTGATGCGTCTGAATTATCCAGAAATTCCAAAAGATCGTTACCCAGAGTTTTTCTTTGATACTAGCGAAATTGAAGACATGGAAGTCTTTAGTAATTCACTTGAAAAACTGGTCACAGTAGGTATGAAAATTCCGCTGGCATGGGCACATGAAAAGCTTGGCATTCCTCAGCCCGTGGATGATAAAGAGCCAGTATTAGGACTTGTACAGCAGCAAAACCAAGTGCCAAACCTTGCACTAAATACCTTTCAGCCAAACTTATTAAACAGTCTAATTGCCGCCAACTCTGCTCAATTACCGATTGAAGAACAAGCATTACAGCTGCTTCTAAAAGACCAGACCGAAACGGCACAAAATACCGCTGAAGGCTGGACTAAACAGCTTTTAGCTAAGATTGATGCAGGCAATGAAGATGAAGTGTTAGCACTTCTTCAGGATGTTTACCCGGCAGATGATGAACCGGCTTTACAAGAAAAATTAACCCGATTGATTTTTGCAGCTGAAGTCATGGGTCACCTAAGTGTTCAAGCGGAGCAAAGCTAATGCCTAGCGCACAACGGCCTGAGCTTAATGCTCTGTTTACCTTGCCGCCTGAAGATGCCATTTCTTATCTTGAGAAAAAAGGTTTTAAGATTGGTTGGGATTGGCATGAAACCCTTGATAATGCACATAGCAAAGCATTTACAGTGGCAAAAATTGCCCGCATGGATTTGCTTCAGGATATCCGTCAATCCTTGATTACTGCAATGCAGAAAGGACAAACACTGGAGCAATGGAAAGCCAATATTACGCCAACCCTTCAGGAAAAAGGTTGGTGGGGGAAAAAAACTATAGTTAATCCTGAAGGTCGTGAACAAGAAGTTCAACTGGGCAGCCCTAGACGCTTGCGCACAATTTACGATACAAATATGCAATCTGCTTTTGCAGCTGGACGTTATAAAGCGATGCTGGCAGGTGCTGAAGCACGTCCATACTGGGAATGGCGTCATATTACCATTCGCAATCCACGTAAACAGCATTTGGCCTTAGATGGTCAAATATTTCGTTATGATGACCCATTTTGGTCTGTTGCTTATCCACCTGTTGAGTGGGGTTGTAAATGCCGGGTAATTGCCCGATCTGCACGTGAAGTTGATGGTAAAGAAATCTTATCAGGTGAAGGATATGAGTCTGATATTTACGAGCGTGTCGGCACGGATCGCAACACTGGAGCTGATGTCATTGTCAAACGAACTCAATTTGATATACCAACTAAAAACGGTCAATTAACATTTGCCCCAGCGGCCGGGTTCAATGGTTCACCAGCTACTAGCTATTTATTGAATGATGTCATGATCAATCGAGCAACTAGCTTAATGGGTGAAGCGCGTGGATTAAGTCAATCACAGAAGTTAATTAATAATCATAGCCTTACTAAGGTTCATGAAAGTTTTGTGAATCATGCCTTGAACCTTTCAAAATCGAAAAAACAGTTTAGTCCTATTGGTGTACTTCAATATGAGTCAAGAAAGTTTTTGACAGCAGCGGGTCAAACGTTTGAATCTAAAATGATTTGGATGAGTGATGAAGTACTTGTAAATAAAAAGTACATCGATGTAACTGTGGCAGAATTGAAAGCCTTGCCAAGTCTTATCGATCAAGTAGAAAAGATACTTTGGGATAAGAAAAATCAAACTCTATTTTATTTATTACCAAGCAACATCGTTGTTGAGTTCAAAATGATGTCGGGGCATATGCAAGTGTCTAACATCTTCAAAGATATGCCTCCCAATGATTTTGAGGTGATTCAATGAGCTTTATTCAACTTAAAAATGATGCTCTTGCTGCTCGCTTGGCTCAAGCAGCTGACCGAATGTTTGATACCACCCCTTTATCGGCAGCGATTGCAAATACTTTTGCGACGGTTACCGAGGATAACTTTGATGCAGGTGGACGCCCTAAATGGGCAGGTCTTTCTCCGGATCGCTCACAACCATCTTACTTATACAGGTCAGGAAATTTACGCCGAAGCATTACAACCCAACATCCCCGTGATCAAGCCGTTATTGGCACAATTGTCCCTTATGGTGCGATTTTGCATTTTGGTGGAAGCACACGACCACATGTGATAAGACCTAGAAACAAACAGGCTTTGGCTTTCAATGGTCGGGTATTTAAACAAGTCAATCATCCGGGAAGCAAATTCAAACCGCGTCCATATTTGCCAATGGATGAACATGGGTTCTTACAGCGTGAAGCTGAGGATGCTGTCCTTGATGATGTTGATTACTATTGGCACAAAAGCTTTAAATAAGAATAAATAAACTGGGCGGAAGTGTTTCCGCCTGATCTTTTTTCTCCCCTCAATTTAATCTCATAACATCTTTTTAAAAGTAGATGTTATGCCTAAATCAATTCTTGTTGCTTCATGCTCATTTGACTTGAATGCCACATCATCTCAACTAGTACTTGTTCCGGAAGGAACATTTAGAGGGGTTGATGGACGTCCTTTTGATGCACCACACTGGGAACTTACTCCTGAGCGTGGACAGCAGATTGTTGCTGCATTAAATCAACGTCAGGTGGACATGGTGATTGATTATGAACATGCCACATTGAAGGCACAGGAAACTGGTGAACCAGCTCCAGCTTCAGGATGGTTGAAGGCAGCATCTTTTTCATACGTCAAGGGAGTTGGAATATGTAGTACTAATTTTAAATGGCTCGATAAGGCTAAAAGCCATATTGAGAAGGAAGAATATAAATATTTATCGCCCGTTCTTTTTTATACCAAAACTGGTGAAGTCGTTGGACTTCATAGTGTCGCATTAACCAACACCCCTAATCTGGATAATCTGCCCGAGGCTCGTCTTGCTGCCTTGGCACAGGATTACTTTACCCAAAATTCACCACAGGATTCTGAAATGGATGAGTTAATCGAACAACTCCGCTGGATGTTAAATCTGCCATTGTCTGCAACACCAGAAGAAGTTATGGCAGAACTTAACAAGCTTATAGCGCAAATTAAAGACAAAACTGGCGTTGCAGTAGCTGCAAATGGTCAGCACTTGTTCAATGTTTTAGATGAAATTGAACAAATCAAAGTGGCTGCAAATAGTCAGACTCAAGTTGATATGACTCAATTTGTGCCAATGGCTGTGTATCAAGAAGCTATTGCACAAGCGAGCAATGCTGTTGTTGCAGCTCAAGAAAAAGAAGTTGAAGAGCTGATCACAGCTGCATGTAGTGATGGTCGCCTAACTGGTCAGGCAACAATTAAATACTATAAGGATCAGGCTAAAACCAACCCTGAACATGTCAAAACGCTGATTGAAGGATTACCCAAAATTGCAGCTTTAACTCAGCGTCAAACTGAACAAGTGAACTTGGCTGCAAATCACCAGCAACAACCAGTTGTTGATGATATTACCGCGAGTATCGCAAGCCAATTAGGACTTGATCCAGCAGATTTAGGAGCTAATCAATGACATATATCCAAAATGGAATCGTCACAGAAATGCGTGACGGTGAATTAATGCCTGTGCCTTTAAAAGCAGGTGCTGTGGTTCTTGTAGGTACATTCGCTTTAGTCGATGACACTGGATTTGCTGTGGCATCTACGGCTGCTATTGCAGCGACTCAAAAAGTTGTGGGTGCTTGGGATGGTTCAGCAGATAACACAACTGGTGAAGATGGTGACGTTCTAGCAACTGCCCGTCGTAAAAAACAATTCTTATTCCGCAACTCAAAAACTGATCCTGTCACACAAGCTCAATTTGGTGAGGACGTGTTTGTGGAAGATAACCAAACCGTTGCTAAAACAACAGGTGCAGGTCTTCCAGTTGCTGGCAAATGCATGGGTTTTGATACGCAATTTACTGACTGCGTTTGGGTGGAGATTTAATTAATGATTATTACTGAACAAAATGGCGCACGCATTCTAAATATTTTAAGCACAAGCCTTAAGCTAGTTTATAAAAATGCCTTTGATTCTGCTCCGAGCAACTATGACAAAGTGGCGATGGAAGTTCCAAGTACTGGTGCATCTAACACTTATGCATGGACAGATCGTTTTCCAGCATTGCGTAAATGGATTGGTGACAAGGCTGTAAAAAAATTAACTGGTCATGCTTATATTTTAATTAATGAAGATTATGAAGCTACTGTTGAAGTAGACCGTAATGACATCGAAGACGATAACTTGGGTATGTATAACATTGAAACCCAAGCTGCTGCCCAGTCAGCTAAAGAATGGCCTGATGATCTTGTTTTTAATGTTCTGACAAAGGGTTTTTCTGAAAACTGTTATGACGATAAGCCTTTTTATTCCACTGATCATAAGGTTGGTGAAGGTAAAAATGCCAAGATTTACTCTAATAAACTCACCAAAGCATTAAGTATTGATTCACTAGCAGCTGCTCAAGCAAGCCTTGGTGCTGGTATTACCATGATGCAAGAATTAAAAGATTCTGAAGGTAAGCCCCTTAACTTAAAACCAAATCTTTTAGTTGTGCCTCCCGCATTGCGTGAAACAGCCAATACCTTGATGACTACAGATCGTCTAGAAGACGGTAAGCCAAACCCATACAAAGGCGAGTTTGAAGTATTGGTATGTCCTTGGTTAGCAACCAAAACTGAATGGCATCTTTTAGATACCTCGCGCCCAGTCAAGCCAATTGTCTACCAGCCACGTAAAAAACCAAATTTTGTTGCCCAATTCGATATGAATAGTGACAACGTCTTTATGCGTAAAAAATATCGTTACGGTGTTGAAGCACGTGGTGTTGCTGGTTTTGGTCTATGGCAAATGGCTGTTGGTTCTACTGGTACTCAGGCATAAGGTGAACTGACATGTATGCAACGGCAGAAGCGATGATCAAAAAGTTCGGTGAGCATGAATTAATTCAGCTCACGGACAATGTCGAACCGTATTTAGATGGTATCAACTACGACAAACTGAATGCAGCATTGCAGGAAGCTAACTCAGAGATTGACGGCTATCTAATGGGACGCTATCAACTGCCGTTGCAAACAGTTCCTCCATTTCTTGAAAGCCTTGCTTGCCATATGGCGCATTACCATGCATGCACTGGTGCAATGACGGATGATGACCCAATCCGTACCCGTTATGACGATGCAGTTAAGAAATTGAAAGATATTTCAAAAGGTATTGTTGGTGTTGGTGGTACGCCAGCTGGTCAAGCTGAACCTGTGAAAACGTCCTCTAACAATGTGATGTTCCAAGTTGGACGTCATGATTTTGGAGGTAAAGGCTGGTGATTGATTTAAGTGTTGTTGAACAAGGCATTAAAGACGTCATGGCTAAACAAGTCACTGACAAAAAATGGACTTGGGTTCGTGAAATCAAAACCTATGGTGGTGAGTTTGATGATGGCTTGACCGCTATTATCAAGGCATTTCCAGCGATTTGGGTGACTTTTGAGAGTTCTGGTACACCCAAGAAGATTTCTCATAACAAAACAGAATTTCCTTTGAAATTTGTTGTTTTAGTTGGTGCTCGTTCTGTACGTAATGAAGAAGCGCGCCGCCATGGTGCTGCTCGTGACATTGGCACATACCAAATGTTAGCCCATGTGCAACAGCTTTTGATTGGCAATGACTTGTCTTCTGTTGGTGTAACTGGTCTAGCACCACTCGAACTTGGTCGCGCAAAAACTATCTTCAACACCAAAACGGCCAGCCAGTCCATCAGTGTCCTATCTCAAGATTTTACTACCCAATACACCATTACTGCTTCAGATCGTGACCGTGAAGAGGCTGATGAATCTATCGGTGAAATCCACCGAATCAATGTCGATTATTGCTTCAAGCCGGGTGATGACGTTACTGACGCATCTGATCTGGTTGAACTGAAGGAAAATAAATAATGAGTATTCCTGCTGGTATTAAAACACCGGGCGTTTATACAGACGTCAATATCAATACCCTCCGCACAGGGCTTCCAGCCAATGAGCAAAAAGTACTTTTTGTGACGCTAGATGTTTTGTCCGGACAATTCATTCCCGTTGATGTTTATGACACAGCTGGAGCTGATTCTAAATTTGGTAAGAACTCACAAGCTGGTCGAATGATCAAAGCTGCTGTTAAAACCTATCGACTTGTAAATGCTCAGGCTGTTGCACTTGCTGCGGAAGATGTACAAACACAAGCAGCTATTCAGACAGAAAGCGGTAGCGCACTTCAAACTGAAGGCGGTGCTTTGATTGAACCGGAGTAAGTAATTTATGGCTCAGAAAACAATCGTAATTGAAGTGCCGGGCACTCCGATTAGTGAGCTGGAACCCACTTCAAGCGTCACAGCAGAAGACGTGTTACCTCTTGTTCAAGAAGGTGAAACCAAAAAAACACCTCTTGAGCAAATTGTTGCATTAGTTAAAAGTGTCTTAGGGTCTGCTGCACTAAAAAATGCATCTGATTTTGCTACGCCTGCTGCTGTTGCTAAAGTGGATCAAGCAAGTCAATTCCGTGATGATGCTCAGAATGAGCGTATTGATAATATAGAGCATGGCTTAATATCAATTGGGAATGGTGCGGATGCTTCATTCAATACTTATGCTGAAATGATTGCTTATGTTCCACCTAAAGCAAATGTTACTGTGCGAAATAATGATCCAGACGCTGCTTTACGTGGGTCATATATCTGGAATGGCTCTGAGTATAAACGTGGATATGATCCAATTGATTTTATTCAACAAGCTGAGACTAACTCAAAAATTTATACTGATGATCAATTAAATAATTTTGTTAAACGCGGAATTAATATTTTTGATAAGTCTGATGCATTAATAGGGAAATATTACTACTGGCAGACTGGTGAAATTGGTGATGCTGACCAAAGTTTTTGTGCAGCAAAACTTATAGTTGTTGAGCCTTCTACAGAATATAGAGTACCTACCTTCTATGGCCAGCAATTCGCATTTTTTGATAAGAATAAAAAATATATGCGAGTGCTGATAATTTTACAATTACAACGCCAGCCAATGCTAAATATATCGGTATGACTGTTGACGTCGTAAATCTCGATAAGATGATGTTGTCGAAAACATCAGAATATCAGGAAGGCTATGTTCCTCATCGTATTAATTTAAATGATCTATCAATTGGCTCAAATCAAATCAATGATTTGATTAGTGGTGTTAAGTCAATCCTTGGGGCTTATAGTACCAATATAATTGATCTGTCAAAGGTGCTTAGTGGGAACTATATTGAATTTAGCACAGGCAAAATAATCCCCTCTGCTAATTTTAATGTATGC